GTCATGGGTTCCATTGTCTTCTACCTTTCTCGCCGGATCGGTGAAGAGTTGTCCCGGACCAATCCCCTTAACACAGGGAATGAAGTCATATATTGTGTCGGGATGACTGCAGACGAGATAGCAGACATTGTGCACCACACAGCTGGTAAGCCATGTGAGAGCGATTTCAAGAACAACGACGGCACTCAGCCGGCGGGTGTTCGCAAGAAGGAAGCCATGTTTTATTATAAACTTGGCGCACCAAAGTGGTTTGTACGAGAATTCGCAGCAAATACGTCGGTGAGGGTGTTCACTCGATATGGATTGCGGGGCAAGGTCACAGGTCAGCGTTGGTCCGGGGAGGTCACTACGACCACCGGCAACGGTTATGTCAACTCATGTGTGAGCCTTGCAGCCCTCCGTCATGCGGATGTGAAGAAGTCCACCACTTTGGTTTACGGGGATGACAATTTGACGTTCACAGTTGAGGATAAGCGCCCGGAGGTGGCGAGCGCTTTCAATACTGTGGCTGAAAGCTTTGGGATGGCTGCCGAAACCACTATACCGGAAAAGCGCGAGCAAGCAACTTTTCTGCGTAAGCGGTTCGTCCCAAGCGCGCATCGCACGTTCCCGGTCCCGTCTCTCGGTCGTGTTCTGGCCAAACTGCCTGTGCGGGCTAATTACAACCGTTCAGTTAGTGATGCAGACTATATGGCTGGCAAGTTGTTGTCAGCAGCATATGAACACAGACACATTCTGAGCTTGCGAACTATCCTCATGGAAACTGCTGAGCAGCTGTCCCCTACTCCCTATTTGGATATGAGAAATCAGGCGATGGCATACAAGTACTCCGCAGAGGAACTACGTGAGATGACTTCGAATAGTGAAACGATTGACCCGGATTATCTCGGCTCCTTTTTCCAGCACGTCTATGGCGTCTGGGAGCCTGGAGTTGTTGATTGTTATGTTGCCGTGTGTGATGGGATCCTTGGATTCCAGCGCGTTAATGCACGCAGCGGCAAACGGGATGATCGGAAAGCTCCCCCATTGGCGCCTTTGCTACCACGCGCCTTGTGGGATACTTGTTTCGAGTCATTGATTACAGTTGATGTTTCTTTGTGACGGTTTTGATGACTAGTCCGGGGTTATTGCGTTCCTCGTTAACAAATGTTCACCCTACGCACAAG